TTTCATTTAATCTTCCTGCTTGTAAATACTCCACCTACTCCATCTTCTAAATGAACGAAGCCATCATTCCAAGGTTTCTGTCCAAAGTCTGTCCTCTCAGTCCACTTATCTATGTAGCCATCAGCAGTACAGTCTGATATCTCACAGTCTGGGTCACCATTATGAAGTATAACATTACACCAATCAGATTTCTCTCCTACTTTATGTATATGTATTTCAAGTATACCATCTACTGCATGTATGTTTTCCATAATCTCATCAAAGTCTATACTCTCTTCACAAAGATGTTCTCCCTCTGTTAATACTTCAAAGTTCCAACCATCTTTCAATGCAGACTTTACCATCTCTTCAGTAGCAGAGTTTATTACTACACTTGTGCTTGTCCATTTACGCATATGTTTTACTCCATTCAGGTGTTGATTGTGTTAGTTCTGGTTTATGTGTCATAATATCATTAACATAGGTATCTCCCATATCCCAACCACCATGAGTCATAGGTGTTCTAACTGCAACAAACCACCTAGAGTATTGGTTAGTATCTTCTTTATCTTTTCTTTGATATGTTTTTAATACTCTCCACTCCCAATCACCTAGCTTGTATATAGCATAAGGATTTTCTTTTGGTCTTGATTTTCCAAATAAGTTTTTAGTCATATGTTCTCTCCTTGTTATGTTATGTATTAACCTTATCATAGTATTTATACATTGTCAAGTTTAGTGTTGTGATAAATGTACATTGGATTGTTTACCTAATGTTACTTGAGAGAAACAACCACCCTTACAAGTATCACATATCTTAATCTTCTTATGCGTCTTAGGGCATAAGTATCTTCTATCACCTACCTTAGATGTAGTCTGCTTGTCGTCACCAAAGTACATAGTATTCCACCCACTATCCTTAAGCATTTGTTCTTCTTGCTTGGTGTTGGTTGGGTCAAGAGAAGCATTGAGTGATATGTTTTTAAGGGGAAACAATACATCTTGTATTAATTGTTTTAACCCTTCATCTCTCCATGCTCTAGTTGGAACCCACCATACTGTATCTGGTGTAGCTTCACACAAAGTCTTTATTCTAAATACGTCTGACATATCTTTGATAGCTTCACCTCTACTCATGAGCCTTGCTCGTTTTGTTTGTCGTCTTGACCTAAACAATTTTTGTTGTAGTGCTTCTAGACTATCTTGATTATCATTCTTATTTGTAGGTAAAGATTGCCAGAACTTCTCGTTTGCAATATCTTTTTTAGCCATACCCTTAAACATTTTGTATAGCTTCACATTGTAACAAGACGTATCACAAAAAGAAGTTCTGTGTACACATGAACCTTCGACATCACCAACAGGATTGATGGGTCTGTCGATAGTCCACATGTTAATATCTTTACACCATCTAGTAGTTGTAGGTGTCATAGTTACTCCTTAAGCTTGTAATAAATTAAGCTGTTGTTGTCTGCTCATAGACTTGGTTACTCTAGTTAGTTCGAATACATCTTTTAACTGTTTCACATTATTTGATATTACATTCTCAAATATTTGTTTTATCTGAGCATCTGTACCATTGTCAAACACGAACATTTCAGTACCTTCTCCATGCATTGCACCCATCTTAGCAAACCATAGCTTCATATTTCTTTCTAATATATAGCAATGTCCTGCATATTGACGAGAAGCAATCAACTTGAATCCACCATACGAAGATACATTCAGTAGTCTAAATCTATTCTCTATATTTTTAGTTACTCCTATCTTAATATAAGGTGTACCTCTTTCTCTTGCAATATAAACATGCTTTATACACTTACTATGTTTATTCTTAGCTTTACCATATAATCTAAACTCACTCTCTATCTTATATGAGTGAACCTTTCTAGCATTTGCTAATAATTTATTTGTATCCATTTGTTTTCTCCTATTATAAATGGGAATGTTAATAATAACTCTAGCTTATTCCCTACTCACCAGAGTATTCGATAGTTACCACACTATCAAATTGTATTTCGGGTAGTCCCCGATACTTATCTATGTGGGTCAATTCTAAACTTCTTTATCCAATCTGACCAATTACATTTATACTGTAAATCATATGCTTGAGAATTAAGTTTACTATATAAGTCTTTATAACAAGTGTATCTTCCATCATAAATTTCATTAGCTATTTCTTCTAATCTCTCACCAAGTTTCTCTGCTTTTACTTCTATTTCTTTACATTGTAATTCTATCTCTTCTAATTCTTTGTCCATTAAATCATCAAAGTAAGCCTTGTATTTTATTTCTCTAGTCATTTATTCAACCTCTCCTTCAGCATTTATATATTCATAAGGGTTATGATATCCTTTTTCTAGTTTTGGTTCATTAAATAAATTTAATATACTTCTAGCTTTCTTAATATCTGAATATATTTTATATTGATAATGATTTCTATGTGTGTCTACAATTTCTCCTTTGTTCCACAGTCTACAGAAATCTTCTACATCATAGCTATCAAGTGTAACTTCTACTGTATCTACTATATGTATTTTAGTCATCTCCATTCTCCATTACATATTTACCATTAACTATACTTGCATACACCAGACTCTCACCTTCACAAGGCAGTAAGTCCATATCTCTTACTCCAACTTTACCAGATGACTCTGGTTTATGTGGTGGATAAAAGTTTACAATTTCATATTTTCCTCTAAACCCATCGACTATATCACCCTTATTAATTTCTTTGTTTGTTTCTGTATTAATTAGTTTCCAAGTCATCACTATTCTCCTTTATGTTTACACCTTCTACTCTTGCTATATCTTCTATGTTATCTTCCTCATCTAATTCTGGTAGTCCTTCAGACTCTATCAAGTCCATGTCCCAATTTACTTTATCTAATCTTTTTAAAAGACTTCTTGCTCTTTGTTCTTGTAAGGTCATTTGTTCTCTCCTTGTTATGTTATAGTATTATCTTAATATATTTTTATTAAACTGTCAAGTCGTCGGGTAGTCCCCGATACATGTTCGTCTGTAAATACTCCTGCACTTCTACTATACTTGATAGGTTTCTTAACTTCATAAGAGTACATCACACCATTAATAGTTATCTCGTGTGTTGTTACTGTTACAGCTTTACCCCAACCCCAAGTAGGTCTACCTCTACGGGTGATGCCTGTGTCTGCTCCCTCTTCTATTATCTTACCTTGTTGAGGGTAACTTTTTAATCTTCTTACAATGTCTTTATCTTTCATTGTTTTCTCCTTGTTGTCGGGTAGTCCCCGATAGTTTGTTGTTGGTGGCACACCTTCTGCCGACTATGTATAAAGCATACCACCTTTAAACTGTGTTGTCAAATGAGATTTATTTCTCATCTAATGTATGATTAATAAATTTATCCATATCAAATCTAGAGTTGTCCTCTTGCAATACTCTTGCAATTTTACAACATAAAATTCTTGCTGTGTCATCGCTTGGGAAAACTTTGAAGTGATGTTTAAAAATGTCTGCAATTTTTATGTAAGATTTTCTAGTCATTTATTTTCTCCTTTTAATTATAGAATCAGTATTGCATCTTTGCTCATCATTGTCAAATGAAAAGTTCATCAATAAGTATGACGGGGAGTCATCATAGTATAGAAAGAATGGTTAGTCTTGGGTGTCTTAAGTGTCTGTTTTCTGGGCATATGCTACCATAATAGGCACGAATAGGGTGAATTATAGGGACATATTCGTCGGGGAGTACCCGATAGGTAGGTTGTATTCACCGAACCTCTAATAATCTGGGTTGTTTTCACCGAACTTTATAGAAAATGGGGGTTGCTTTCACCGAATTGGGTAGGATTTAAAAGAAATAAAAAAAATAGGGAGCTTTTACACTCCCCATAATTATATTATTTCCATGGAATAATCTTAGCTGTTGCTAATCCGAAAGCAATTGTAAATAATCCAACTACTTCACAAGTTATCCATAGTAAAACTCTTGGTTCTCCCGTTAAGTGATGCATATTAAAAACAAATGTTATATCATCAAACCTATAAACGGGTAGACAAGCTAACATAAACATAAATCCTAACATACTTAACGTTAATCCTAATACTAATCTAAACATATTTTTTACCTTTTAGTTATGTCGGGTACTCCCCGATAGTCTGGGGAGCAATCCGAGTGAGATTAAGAAGCTTTCTTAACTTCTTGAGCATTTTCTTCAATAAATTCCTTACAGATTTGTAAAGCTTCTGTAATATCCAAATTCATTAAAGCTTCTTTAACATCAGACTTAGATAAGTTTAAACTATCCATCTTTTCAGCTGATGAAACAATCTTATCAGTGTCTGGTCTGTTAGTAGAAGGTAAATCTTTAGGAGTAATATCTTTTTTATACTTCCTAGCGATTTTAACTGCTCCTGATAGTCCTTCAATATTAAACTTATCTAAAGCCTTTCTAATTGCTTTAACTGAAGTCTTATCAGTAATTTTACTTTCTACAAATTCAGAGAAGGTAAAAGCTGAAAGCAATTCGTAAAGGTCACATCTTTTAGTACCTTTATCATTTTTATACCAAGTAAAAAGACTCGGCATATTAATTGCTTCAGACTTACAAGCTGATTTTATTTTAGCAATGTCTAAAGTTTTAACTTCCTTATAAACATTAAAAATAAAATGACTAATAAGCTTAAGATTCTTTTCTTTAAGCTCTGACATAGTCCCATTAACTTCATTCAAATAAGTTTTAACTTCCCTATTATAAATGTTATTAATAGCAGTTATAGTTGCAAGGTTTAAGTCTTTGCTAGACTGTTTTTTATTACTCATGTAATAATCTCCGATTAAGTTAAAAAAAATTAAACTACCATTTTTATCTTTGCTTCATTGTCATATTGTTTAGCTACCCTATCGGGACAATACGGGAGTGATGGAACTCTCGGGCTATGGTAGGTTTGGAACCCTAACAATCTGTGCCGTCTTATGTAAACAGATTCGCAAATTAATTGCTATCTGTCAACTAATACCTGCAAAGCCACAGAATACAAGGCTTTTAGAAGGTACATTAATTATATAAAAAAACGAATCATACGAATCGGTTTGTCGGGGACTACCCGATACTCATAATGGGTATTAAGGTATCTTTTAATCTGGCAGTTATCAATTACCCATAATGGGTACTAACCCCCACCAAAAAAATGCGTGTGCTTGTGTGTGTATATATATGGTAGTGACATATATGTAACAAAATAACAGGGTCAATAAAAATAATAAAAAAAGTACTTGTATTTTAACGGGGAGTTGTATATAATATATACATAATATAATCTATATAGATATAAGAGATATTAAAATTATATTTTATAGTTTATATTATTACAATATTACAATATAACAATGTTAAGGTATTAAATACTTTGGAAACTATAGAGACTATAGATACATCACCATACTTAAATCTACAAAGTTACTTAAATTTAAAAATAGAACAAGATTCTAAAACAGATTTCATAACTTTTGTCCGTAAGATTGCTCCAATACTTGTCTCTGATTGGAAGATGGGTAAACATATAGAAGTAATAAGTGAAAAACTAAGACAATTAGAGTCTGGAGAAATAAAAAGACTTATGGTTTTCTTACCACCTAGAAGTTCTAAGAGTGTTATCTGTTCTAAACTGTTTCCTGCTTGGTATATTGGTCGTAATCCAGAGCATGAAATCCTTACTGTGTCTCATAGTGACCAATTGTCCTCTGACTTTGGTCGGTCTGTAAGGGATGTTGTGGACTCAGAAGAGTTTCAAAGTATATTTAAGAGTGTTAAGCTACGAACAGACGTTAGAGCTGCAGGTAAATGGAAGACAAACCAAGGTGGTAGTTATTATGCTGCAGGTGTTAAGTCTCAAATAGCAGGAAGAGGTGCACATATTGCAATTCTTGATGATGTAATGTCTGAAGAAGACTCTTATTCTGAAGCAGGTCGTAGATATATTAAAGAATGGTACCCTGCAGGTCTAAGAACTCGTATAATGCCTAATGGTTCTATACTTATAATTAATACAAGGTATCATTATGATGATTTGTGTGGTTGGTTACTAAAACAACAAGATGAATTTGCTATTGCACCTTGGGAAGTTATAAAAATTCCTGCCTGGTTAGACGAAGAGTCTGCTGAGTTACTTGATTTACCAGTAGGTGGTAGTTATTTTCCTGAATGGAAGTCAGATGATGTCTTACGTGTAGATGAACAGGAAATAAAAGCATCTAATGG